GGGTCATTGAACTTGCGAAGAAGAACCTCGAAGCAGCCAACGCAAACGCAGGGGGAACGCTATCGGCATCCATCGCACCCGAAGACATCGAACTATCGGCAAAGCAAATAGTCGTGGCTATCATGGCTAACCCCTATTGGAAGTATGTGGACCAAGGGGTGCGAGGCAAAACGTCAAGCCTAAAGGCTCCAAGGTCGCCATTCCAATACAGGGACAAGTACCCACCTGCTCAAGCCATGGCCGACTGGATTGCCAACAAGGGTATTCCCGTTGTGCCAACCTATTCCCGTGAACTCAAGCGGATGCGGACGAAGCAGGAGCAGGGGTTGGTGGATGGTAGGTCGGTAGCCTATTGGGTATTCCAACGAGGCACAAGGGCCACGAACTTCATGTCTAACGCCCTATCCCCCGAAATGATAGACGTTTTGGTGAACACCATCGCTGAAACCCTTGGCAAATCCATAAGCGTAGCAACAACAAGATAAAATGGCAGTAACCGTCCTTTCCGGGTCGCCCCAAGTGGCAACCCCCGTTTACAACAAGATGCTCTTCAAGGTCAGCAGCGACCAAATAGCCCAGCCTAATTACCGATTCGTTTGCGATGTCAAAGACAGTGCAGGTAGTACATACGCCCGGTTAAAGTGCGATAAATTACCGATTACCAACCAAGGGTTCTTCGATGTCGCCAAGGTCGTTGAAACCTTAATTGCACCGACCAAGCCATCGCTGACGCAGACCGCATTCAGCAATCATTCGGGGTACTATTCGGGATACCGCTTAGATTTCTTCGACGAATACGGAAACACGCCTGCCGTGCAGACGGGAACGGTTACCACCGTCAGCGGGGCCATAGCCTTTGCGGGGAACTTGGAGCAGTTAGAGTTCCAGTCCTACAATTCTGCGACTCGATTCCCTTCGGGTACGCTTTTGGGTAGTTTGGCTTTGACCACCCCGACCCGATTCGTATGGCACTCTAACACCGAATCGAGGTGGCTTGCTCAAGGGAAGGGAACCACGACGGCCAACTTTGACAAAGCCCTCATTCGGTATTACACGGCAGGGGGTACGTTGGTCCGAGAGTACACGGTCAACAACGGCCAACCAGCGGTGCAGCAAGTCGTCCGCTTTGGTGCAGGGCCGTCCAATATCCGGGCATTGACTTCGGGTCAAGCCAGCGACGGGTTCAGCGGTGAGTACCTATTCCCATCCAATGAAGGCGAATACTACACCATTGCCTTCGGGGACTCCGCTTGGAACGACTTCAACCAACGCTGCGATGCGGATGGAGCCGACCCAGCCGAAAGTTCATTCTGCTTGGAGGAACGATTCAACGAATTATACGAGGACAACTACGACAACTTCGGGCAAGAGTACACCTACATCAAGGGTCTATGCGAGCGGTTTAACTCCATCCCGGTACACTTCCAAAACAAGTGGGGCGGGCTTGATGCGTATGTCTTCACATTGAAGAACCGCAAGCGGGCCAACATTACCCGGCAGACCTTCGGCTACAACTCGGACGTTTATGCGACTACCACTTACGACAAGGTGTGGGCAGGTGAGTTTGACTACGTTTACGCCCTCAACTCGGACTGGCTGACCGATGCCGAGTCTGCTTGGCTAATTGAGATGGTCAGGTCCGGGCAGGTATGGCTTGAACTGGATGGTCAACTCGTTGAAGCAATTGTGAACGCCAACACCTACCAATTCACGACTCGCAGAAACGACCGCCTCACGCAGTTGCAGGTCGAGGTTGCAGTCGCCTACAAGAATAACATCCTATGAGCGTAACCCTCATCGCTTACCCTCTCAACGAATCAAACGCAGAGGTTCCCTACGTCCTTGACACCATGGGCGAAATCGACATCGCCCTTACGTTCAGCGTGGAGGATATTGCCGACATAACCAAGCGGAGGGGGTCGTTCTCCAAGACGATAACCCTGCCAAACACACCTACCAACAGGGACTGCTTTGGTCATGCCTACAACATCCAGTCCTTTGTGGGTGGATTCCAACCGAACAAGAAGATTCGTGCTGCGATGTGGGAAGATGGGGTCCAAGTATTCAGCGGAGTATTGCAGTTGATTTCAATGTCCAAGATTCGGGGAGAGGTAACCTACGAAGTGGGCCTGTTCTCGGACGACGTGAGCCTGTTCAAGTCCATTGAGGGCAACCTCCTTGCGACAACCGTTGGGGTCAGCGGAATGAACCACACGCTGACTTCTGCCCATGTTTCCGCTACTTGGACGGCAAGCGGTGCGAGCGGTTACGTTTACGGCTTGGTGGATTCCTACGGATATACCGATGTGGTTACGCAGGGATGGTTTTCAGTTCCTTATTGGAAGATGACCCCAAGCATCTATGTCAAGAAGATGGTGGATCTAATCTTCGCACAGGCCGGGTATCGGTACACCTCGGAGTTCTTTAACTCGGAGCGGTTCGGCAAGTTGGTCATTCCATACGCTGCCGGGGAAGCAATACTGAACTTATCGGGGTCAACGATTTTCGTAGCAAGTACAGGAACTATTAGCGCATCGGGAAACATCAACTACACGATGCAGTTCCAAGACGAAACAGGAAGTTATTACGACCGCCCCGGCTATTGGGTTCCTTCGTCAAGCACCTTTGTTGCGCCTTCGTTCCCAACTCGTTGGAACATAACGATAAATTTTGGGGTAACTCTTGCAGCACCGAGGCGAGTTGCAAATATGAGTATCCGAAACCTAACCAACTCTACGGATAATCAGGTCATCACGGGCATAAACATATTCTCAAACAACTCGGTTACTTTTCCAAACGTAACCATTCCTGCAAATACGACCGCAAACATCGGCATCGTTTTCACAACTCCATTTTTGGGATTTGCTGGCACTATTCTTTCAGGTGCAACAATCCTTTGGGAGTGCTTGGAGAACCCTCAAACATTGCACACGGTTGACATGAGGACTGCCCTGCCTGCTGATGTCAAGCAATCGGACCTCCTGCAAGACTTGCAAAAGATGTTCAACCTCTACTTCATGCCGGACCCTGCCGACCCGAAGAACCTCATCGTGGAGCCTTGGGTGGACTTCTACTCCAGCGGAGTGGTTGACTGGTCGCAGAAATCGGATGAGAACGCAGAGCAGAACATCACCAACGGGGACCCGAACCAATACAAGACCATCGTGTTCAAGTACAAGGATGCCGGGGACTATTTGTCAAAGTTGGATAAGTCGAACTACCCGCTTGCCAAGGAAGGCTACGGAGGGCGAATCTTCACAACCGACAACTTCTACGGCAAAGGCGAGAACGTCGTCGAACTCGCTTGCAGCACCCTGATCCCTGCGAACTTTACGACTGACAAGGTAATCGGTAGGGCTTGGGACTTGGATGGCTCCGCTTTGTCGGGAACCATCAAGACCTTGCAGAGCGGTTACCGCATAGCCCAATACAACCTCATTGAAGCCCCGACAACGTGGGCCTACCAATACGGGGTCAGCGGTTCGGTAGCACTCGCAGAGTCGTTGCTGAATCTGCCCTTTGTCAGCCACATCAATAACCCCTACGACGCAAACTTCGACCTCGCCTTTGGAATCCCCAAACAGTTGTATTATGCGGTGAATGTTGCCGCAAATAGCGACCCCTACCTATACACGAACAACAACCTGTTCAACATCTATTGGTGGAATTTCATCCAAGAAACCGTCAGTCGTGAGGCGATGCAGTTGGAGTTGTCCATCATGCTCAATGCGGTGGACATCAGCCAACTTGACTTCCGCACTCCCATCTACTACGGAGGGGTCCGTTGGCGGCTGCTTGAGATTCGGGACTACGAGATAGGTCAGCAGAAGCCTTGCCGGGTAACCCTTCGCAGGATTCTCAACTTGACCGAGTTTGTCCCAAAGCAAATCTATTACTTCCCCTACGACGGCCCTGTCCCTGCAACGGATTCGGATTACCCGAACGAAGTACCTCCGATTCCAACCATCAAAGAACTCCCAGCGGTTGCAGGTCCTCCGGGTGAAACAGGTGCGACTGGAGCAACGGGTGCGGTCGGTCCCGCAGGTGAAGGCTATACCCCGGGCGATGCGGCAGGCGACATCAAGTATTGGGATGGAGCCGATTGGGTCAACTTGGGAATAGGAACCGAAGGTCAGGTCTTGGAGGTTGTGTCGGGATTACCAGCATGGGCAGACAAATAAAAAACTATGGCAGTTACTAAAGAAATCGTCCTCGAAGTAGGACTTAAAGACTCAACCGCACAAGGCACGACAAGTGCTAAACAACGGCTTAGGGAACTCCAAAAGACCCTGACCGAGATGGCTTTGGCTGGGGAATCCGGGACCAAGGCTTTCAAGCAAATGGAGCAGGAGGCGGGGAAACTCAAAGACCAAATCGGGGACACCTCGCAGCGAATTAAAAACCTCGCCTCCGACACTCGGAACATCGACACCTTCGTCGCTGGAATCCAAGGAATCACCGCTGGCTTTCAAATCGCCCAAGGTGCAGCAGCGTTATTCGGGTCCGAGAACGAGGACTTGCAGAAGGCGTTGTTGAAGGTCCAAGGGGCGATGGCTCTCGCTAACGGAGTGCAACAGGTTGCCAACCTGCTGAACAAGGACTCCATCCTAATCACCCAAGGGCAGGCAGCAGCACAGGCACTCTACGCAACCGCAGTCGGGGCAAGTACCGGGGCCATGAAGGCTTTCCGAATCGCCCTCCTTGCTACGGGTATCGGTGCAGCCATCGCAGCCGTAGGGCTTTTGGTTGCCAAGTGGGATGAACTCACCGCAGCGGTCCGCAGGTTCCTAAACTTACCCGACCCAGCCATCGCAGCGAAAGCGAGGGAGGACGCTTTGATGCGTGAAGAAGCAGCCCTCTCCAATTACCGGGATGCATACGAAGCCCACACGAACGCCCAAATCGCAGCAGACCAAAAGAGGGAGGCACAGGTCAAAGAACGCCAACGGAAGGAAGCGGAAGCCACCCAAAAGCGTTTGGAGCGACTAAGGGAAGAGAACAACGCCATCATTAAATTCGTGGAGGACTTGAACCTGCAACTCTACGAAATGGAGTTGGATAGGTTGAGCGAGCAGGAGCAACTGCAAATCAAAGCCATGCAGTCCGAAGCACAAAGGCGGATGCAGGTGGACACGGCTGACGCAAAATCCAAGATGGGTCAAGCCCAGCGTGAAGAGGACCTTGCTGGATTGCGTGAGAAATACGTCGGTCAATCCTTTGGGGTTATCAACGACATCATCATCGCATCGGCTGGAAAGAGCGAAGCAGCACAAAAGCGGGCCTTCAATGTCGCCAAGGCTGCTGCTATTGCCCAAGCCATCGTGAACACCTATTTAGCCGTAACATCTGCGCTCTCTACGGATTCAACAAAGTTGGTATTCCCCGGGCAGCGTTATGTCGAGGCAGGTCTTGCCCTTGCTGCTGGTCTTGCGAATGTCGCTAAGATTAAGGCTCAACAATTCCAAGGCGGTGCAGGCGCAGGCTCTCCCGGTGCAGACGTAACGGGTGCAGGAGCAAGCGCAGCACCACCGCCCATCTTTGCGAACCCACAAACGACCAACCTCGGGACGGGCGAACTCTCGGCAGGCCAAGGCCAAGGTTCATCACCGATGCGAGCCTATGTGGTGGAACGGGACATCACCCAAAGCACTCGCAGGGTTCGGAGGTTGGAGGAATTTGCAACTTTGGGGGCGTAGGACATTTACCACTATGGAACTGCCAATATACCGAATGACCGTGGACGAGGTGGATGAAGGGGTCCAATTCGTGGCCCTGACCGATATGCCAGCAATCGAACGGCCATTCCAAGCCTTTGCAAAGACACCACAAAAGTTCACCGAAACAGGCGAACGGAGGGTCCTGACTGGCCCTCTCATGCTTGCAGACACTCCCATCTTTCGCAAGGACGAAACCTACGGGGAATACTACGTCGTCTTTGACAAAGCCACCATCCGCAAGATAGTCCAAAAGTATTTCAAGCAGGGAAATCAGCACAACGTCAATGCCTACCACAACGCTGAACTGGATGGCGTGTTCATGTTTGAATCCTACATCACCGATGCCGAGCGTGGCGTGATGCCTCCCAAGGGCTACGAGGACACCCCCGACGGCTCTTGGTTCGGGTCCTTCAAGGTTGAGAACGACGAGGTGTGGGACAACCGCAACCTCTTCCGGGGTTTCTCCGTTGAAGGGCTTTTTGGAATGGACAAGACCGAATCCGAACTGGAGGTCGCACTCGCTGGCCTTGCTGACGAATTAACCGCTTTTTTGCAACAATTAACCCCCACCTACAAATCCCACTAACTATGAACCTGAAAAACGCAATCGAATCCCTGCGGACTGAACTCCGCAAATTCAGCACCCAAAAGCAGTCCTTCGCTGACTACAAGTTGACCGATGGCACGGTTGTCCGTGTTGACGGGGACCTCGTTGCCGGGACTGCCGTTTACGTTGTAGCCGAAGAAGGCACTCTGCCTGCACCCGATGGCGAACACGTCGTCGAAGGCGTTGGCACGATCAAGACCGAAGGAGGCAAAATCGTTGAGGTCATTGCTGCCGAAGTAGCAACCCCCGAAATCGAAGCCTTGCCCGTTGCTGCTGAAATCACCCCCGAAGTAGCCGTTGAGGTAACCGAAGAAATCAAGGATGCTTATCCTGCGATGACCCCCGAAGTTGTCGAGGCCATCGTTGCCAAGCACCTCGGAGCCATCATGGAAGAACTCAAGGCAGCCTATGCCGAGATGGGAAAGATGAAGGAGAAAATGTCTGCATTCGCATCGCAGGTTGAAACCATGGCCGACATCGTCGAGAAGGTTTCCGAACTCCCAGCCGAAGCCCCAAAAGCAAGCGGTTCAGCAATCGTTGAGCAACGCAAGGCTCAGGCATCGCAGAACTTCAACGCACTCGCACAAGCACTTCAATCACTCAAATCCAAAAACTAACCCCCTAAACCCCCACCACTAACCATGGCATTTACTTTCACAGGATTAACCTCCTACACCGACCAAGAGCGGTTACCGCTCATCACCAAGGCCGTGTTCTCGGCTCGTTCAGCAGCCCTGTTCACCAAGCAGGTGGGCATCAAGTTCGCTGCTGCCCTCAACCTCATGGACACCGATGCACTATTGCAGAGCGGTGACACTTGCGGTTACACAACTTCAGGCACGACTGCCTTCACTCAGCGGAACATCACCGTTGGCCGTATGAAGGTTCAAGAAACCTTGTGTCCTCGTTCCTTGGAGCAGTATTGGATGCAGACCCAGTTGACTGCTGGCTCTACCTACGATGGCGTTCCTTTCGAGCAGGCTTTCTCCGAGCAGAAGGCTCTCCGCATCGCTGAGGCTTTGGAGAATGCAATTTGGCAGGGTAACGCTTACTTCAGCGGTATCAACCAACTCTTGAACGCTGCTTCGGGTTCAACGATTAGCGGTAACACAGGAGCGGTATCGGCCTCCGTTGGTATCACTACAAGCAACGTGATTGCCATCTTTGACGGAATCTACAACCAAATCCCACAGGCCATCTTGACCAAGACGGACCTCGTAATTTTCTGCGGTTGGAACAACTTCCGTACCTTGATTGGTGCATTCAAAGCCTCCACAGGCGTTATGTACAACCAAGTCGACTTGGCTGGTCTTGCCGATGGGGACATCATCTACCCCGGCACAAACGTCCGTGTAATTGCGGTCCCCGGCTTGACCAACACCAACCGCATCGTCTGCACCTACCTCGGCAACCTGTTCTACGGAACCGACTTGTTGAGTGACGAGGAGCAGTTCTCGATTTGGTTCAGCAAAGACAACGACGAAGTCCGCTTCCAAGCAGCCTTCAAGGCAGGTGTCCAGTTCGCTTATCCCGACCTCATCGTAGACTTCCGCTTGACCTAATGTGTAGGGGGGAGGGAAACCTCCCCCTGCTTTTTGTTCCTTGAAACTTAAACCCCAAATACACATATGTCCTGCGCACTAACAACTGGTTACACACTCGGCTGCCGTGATTCAGTCGGTGGCATTAAAGCAATTTACGTCCAAAACTGGATTTCCACCGGGTCCTGCAACGTTAACCTTTCAGGTGCGGTTACGGGGTTCACCGGGTACAATGCAAGCG